CCTCGCTCGAGAGCGTGGCCACCAACGTCACGCGCCTGTCGAAGTCGCACAAGAAGCTGCTCAAAGCCTCGAGCCTCTCGCTGATCGAGGGGAAGCTGAAAGAAGCGAAGCTCCCCAAGGCGCTCGAGGAATTCATGCGCAGCCAGCTCAGCGCGAAGCTCGAGTCGGCACTCGACCGGGACGACATTCTCGAGGCCGAGCAGATCGACGAGGACATCGCGTCTATCAAGAAAGCCACCGGCGCCGCCAGCAAGGCGGATGGAGGGAGCGTGCTCGAGTCGGGCGATCCCAACGCGCAGCCCTTGATCCAGATGGGGATCACGTCCGGCGAGAAGGCGCTGGCCGCTCTCGAGGGAATGCTCGAGGGCAAACGGACCGTCACCGTCAAGAACAAGAAGGGTGAGGAGCAGGAGATCGAGTGTTTCCGCTCCATCAAGCACGCCTACGGACACATGACGGGCGACGTTCACACCGAAGGCCTGGCCTTCTACTCGAGGCCCAAGAGCCGTCGCCTCGGCGGTGCGCTCGAGGGCGTCGACTTCGGGTCGATTCCGATGGTCAGGAACTATCTGGCTCTCGGGAAGGGCATCGAAGAGGCGATGAACGTTGCGCAGTTCAACCTCATCCTCGCCGACACTCTGCATCGCCTGGTCTCCAAGGCCTACATGCAGGAGCCGCTGCACTGGAACCGGATCGCGATCGCCGAGAACGTGACCGACTTCCGGACGTGGCACATCATCCGCATGGGTGAGTTCGCCAACCTCGGGACGGTCGGCGAGGGCGCCGCGTACACCGACGTGGGCGACGCCAACGAGCCCTCTCAGGAAGCCGACATCACGATGCAGATCGCGAAGTACGGCGGCCTGGCGCTCATCACCTGGGAGATGATCGTCAACGACGACACCGGACTCATCAGGCAGATTCCGCAGAAGTTCGCGCGCGCCAGCGCTCGCACTCTGGATCACTTCGTCTGGGGCAAGATCCTCAACAACGACACGATCTACGACGCCTCGGCGCTCTTCCACGCCGTCAACCACGCCAACCTCGTCACGGCGGCCACGCCGACCGACGCCACCCTCAAGACCATGCGCAGGCAGATGGTCAAGCAGAAGGACATCGACGATCGCGAGAGCGGTCGCGTCAGGCCTCGCTTCATGTTCTGCGGACCGGACCAGTTCGACGTGCTCTACGAGCTGATCTACTCGCCGAACAAGCCGAGCCTGCTCACCTCCAACACCAACCCGACCGCCGGCACGGCCGAGACGGGCAGCGTCGAGAACGGCGCGCGCCCGAACGTCCTGCGCGGTGAGTGGGGACTCGAGCTCGCGGAGATCCCGCTCTACGACGAATTCGACTCCAACGCCTATCACATGACCGCCGACCCCCGGGTCGCGGAGATGATGCGCGTCGGCTTCCTCAACGGACGTCAGGAGCCGGAGCTCTTCGTGCAGGATCTCGAGCGCGTCGGCTCGTTCTTCTCGAACGAGCAGATCACCTACAAGGTGCGCCACATCTACGACGCGGTCGTTTCCGAGTACCGCTCGTGGCAGGGCGGCATCCCGGCGTAGTGCTTCCTCCCGGAAGCGGGGCGGAGCCCTGACCGACATCGTTCGGGAAAGGCTCCGCCCCAACTAGAAGGGGCGAGAGAGATGGCTAGCTTCGCAAACCGAACCGAGCTAAGAACGATCATCGAGAGACGCATCGGCAAGCTTGAGACGACGAAGCTGATGCCTTCGCGTGAGGTCATCGACGACGCTGTCGTCGCAAGCCTGGCAGAGCTCGATCGATTCTCAGCCAAGCGCAAGGTCCACGAGTCCGCCGGCGACGGAGCAACCCGCCGTTTCGTGCTCGAGGACCTGGTGACAGGCTGGAAGAATGGAAGCGACGCCGTCTCCCTCGTAGCCGCTGTCGTCGACGCCAACACCGCTGATGAGGTCGAAGCGAAAGCCGATCACGACGAGTGGCGGCCGACCTTCGACACCAGCGATCGCGACGTGCTCCTACTGCGCTACGCGATCCCAAGCGACCAGACACTCCGGATCTACTACACGACTCCACACGTTGTCGACGACTCGAGCTCGACGGTTCCGGAGAAGGTCTCCGAAGTACTGATCCTGATGGCCGTCGCGGACGTCTGCGAGTGGATCGCCCGCACCGCTGCCGACCTGACGGACGGCACCTTCGGCAAGACCGAGGTCGACTACTCCGAAGTCTCGGACCGTTTCGCGAACCGTGCGCGCCGTGCGCGCGAACGAGCTCGCGAGATATTCGAGCCGGAAGACAACCTCGAAACCGGCGCCGCTTCGGTCGAGTGGGACCCTCGGAGCCAGCTCAACCGGACGCGGAGGATTTCACACTGATGGCTTCTCGCGTGGACGCAAGCGAGGCTCAGCGAGCCGCTCGGGACATTCGCCGCAAGGCAGCCCGGACGGAGCGCGAGCTCATGCAGCTTATCCAGCGAGTTCAGGCCGCCACTCTCACCGAGGCGCGATCGCACGTCCGCGTAGCGACGGGAGCGCTCGCCAACAGCATCCAGGCCTCAACAGTCCGCGTGAGACGCTCTGGCAAGCGCGTGACGGCTCAGGGATTCGTCGAGACCCCCAAGGCCTACGCGATCGTGCAAGAGGAGGGGCGGACGCCTGGTGAGGCCTGGCCGCCCGAAGATCCCATCCGGCGATGGGTCGAGCTGCGAATCCGGCAGGGGCGCATCGTCCCCGAGGGCGCACGTCAGAGCCTCAAAAGCCGCCGCGTGATCGTTCCGAACCGAAAAGACCAGGTCGCGACGCTCACCTTCCTGATTCGCCGCAAGATCGGCGAGAAGGGCATCGAGGGCACTCACTTCATGGAGCAAGGCCGAAAGCTCGGGGACCGGCTGCTCACCACCGGCGCTGCGGCCGTCGCGGCGAAGCTCGCGCGGGGGATCTGATGGCAGGCAACCGATCGCAGTACGGGGACCTGGTCAAGAGCGTGCTCGAGGGCGTCGACGCCAACATTGGCAACGTCCACCTGGGGCGCCCCGTCTGGAAGGGGGGCACCGCGTTCCAGGAAGGCGCGCGGATCGAGATCGCGCAGGCCAGCACGCTCGACACTGTCGCGCGCGTCGGCACCAAGACCACGCGCTTCTGGCTCATCACCAGCCGCACCGAATCCGAGGTGCTGACCAACCACACAGACGAGCTCCGGCATGAGTTCACGCTGCGAGCTTTCTATGGGATCGAAGAGGAGCACGACCACGAGGAGATCCTCCGCGCGGCCGTGGACCTGGTCCTGGATCGTTTCAGGGACAAGACGGTCGAGCTCACGACTCTCTCGCCGGGCAGCGGGCACCAGGGATACCTGAGCGAGCCGCCACGCGAAGAGCTCGAGGTCGAGACCGCGATCATTCGCGACCTTGGGATGGAGGGCTACACGGCGGTTGTCGGCGTGACGGTCTTCGAAGAGGTCGCCCGTTAATCCGTCGCTCTTGGCGACACGGAGGTCACTATGTCAACAACCCAGTGGACCGTCGCATTCACCAAAGCGACGACATGGCGCACGGCCGAGTCGGTCGGCGCCAACGACGGGCTTGTCATCACGCAGGAGTCGATGCCCGAAGGCATCCCCGAGCCGATCAAGGATGAGAACATCGGCGACTCGCTCGTGCGCGACACCTACCAGGGCAACATCAACGCCGAGGGAGCCTTCTCGGAGAACGTGCGCTTCGAAGGCTTCGAGCGCCGTCTTGCTCTCTTCATGGCGGACCACACCGCGACCGCTGCGACGCCGGAAGTCGGCGCCGCGACGCATACGCTCGAGTTCCAGCCCACCAACAACGGGCTCTTCGGAACGCTCGTGATGGACAAGGGCCTGGGGGCTCTCGGATCCGCTCTTTGGGAGTACCCGAGCCTCAAGCTCTCGCAGTTGGAGCTCTCGCACGACAACGGGCGTCTGATCGCCGCGTGGACGGCGATGGTCGATCGCTGCGTTCGCACCGTGGCCGACCAGGTCAACGACGGCACGAGCATGGGGGCCGTCACCAACCCCACCGATTCGCTGATGACGATCTTCCAGCAGATGAAGGTCTTCATCACCGAGGTTACGGGGTCCGAGGGCAACCTCGACAACGCCGATATCGTCCAGGTCTCGGCTCTCAACATCAGCGTCAACCGCAACCTCGAAGGCGACCACGTCAGCGCGGACGCCAACGACGTGAGCGGCGTGATCGACGAGCCCGTGACGGGCGGCAGCCTGCCCTCGGGCACGATCACGATGACTTTCCCGCAGTACACGACTGCGGTCGACACGCTGCTCAAGGCGGCGCAGGAAGTCCAGGCCGGACGTCAGGCGAAGCGCTACAAGATCACGGTCGTCTGGACCGGGCCGCCGATTCCGGGCACTGCGACGCCCACCAACTACCTCTTCGCGATCGACATCGCGTCCGCGAAGATCATGGCGGGCCCGGCTCAGGGACAGGGACCTGGTCAGAAGGTCCCGGTCGAGCTCGGCTTCGACATCGTCACGGCCGACGCGGCCGGCGATGGAACCGATTGGGCATGGGTCGTTTCGGGCGAGAGCACTTTCCGCGCACGCCTGATCAACACCAGCACCACCGAGTTCGCGTAGATGAGCAACGAGCCCGCGTAGCTCGATAGAACAAGCCCCGCTCGGCGCGGCGAGCGCGGCACCCTTTCCGGGAGAACAGCATGGGCAAAAGAGTAGGATTCGATGAGCTGCAGGACGGGCGTATCCGCTGCGAATTCGCGGACGGACCAGGCTGGGTGCTGCAGGAGATCCCCAAAGGCGAAGATCGCGACGCTGACACCACGATCTTCTTTCTCAAGCCGCTGAGCGTCGGGATGCACCAGGCGCTTTTCGGTGCGCTGGGTAACCCAGAAAAGCACGGCGAGATGAGCGTGAAGGCGCTGCGTCAGTTCGTGGTCGGCTGGGCGAACCTCTACTGCGGTGACGAGCTCGTCCCCTTCGACGTCGAGAAGCTCGTCGACGGGACGATCAAGGCCGCCATTGGTGACGGCATCCTCGCGTGGCTGATGCGCGACTCTGCTCCAGGGATGGAGGAAGAGCTGGGAAACGCGCTCTCCGCCATTGGAGTCGGGGAGCCGGCAACCACTGGCGGACCTGGCAAGGACCCCGGACCTGTCGAGATAGTCGGCAGCTCCGAAAAGACGCAGGGCTAGAGCCGCTGCCAGAAGGGCAGCCCTGCGGGGAGTGCGCAGACTGTGTGCTTGCCAAGCTCAACCCACTGCCGCCGGAAGGGTCGATGTCTTATCGGCTCTACCTGCGGCTCACGGGACCGGCTGTCGAGCGCTTCGGTTTCGCACCGCGGGTCTTCGACTACCTCACGCGACACAGCAGTGACGAGGAGGTGCTCGAGCTGATCGGCGACCTGAACCAGATCGAAGCAGGCTTCCTCGAAGCAGAGGAAGACAAGCGGGAAGCCGAGAAGAGTAAGAAATAGGAGCGGGCCGTGGGCAAGCGCATCAACATTGAGCTCTACGTCGACGACCAAGGAACGCCCAAGGTCCGCAGCTTCTCCGATGAGCTCGAGAAGCGAACGAAGCGCGCGGCCTCCAAGGCAGAGCAGGCGCTCGACAAATTCTCCAAAGATGCGGGTGCGGCCCTTGATCGACTCTCGGGCCGCATGCGCATTTTCGGTGGGATCTCAGCCGGAGTACTCGGAGGCCTCGCCGGCAGAGCCGTGATCCGTACTGGTGCCGAATTCACGCGCACCATGAGCTCTATCGAGGCCATCACCAATTCGAGCGCGCAGACGATGGCGCGCTTTTCCGGCGAGGCGCGCACTCTGGGCGCTTCGACAGAGTTCACCGCCTCGCAGGCCTCGGAGGCGATGGCTAACCTCTCGCGCGCAGGCTTCGCCGCCTCGCAGACGATCCGGGTCACCAAGGACGTGCTCGACCTGGCATCCGCCGGCGCGCTGGGGATGGCCGATGCGGCCACGATCGCTTCTGACGTGATCCGCGGTATGGACATCGAGGTCAGCCAGTTCCGCAGGACGGCGGGCATCCTGGCTGTCGTCAGTAACTCAGCCAACACCAACGTCCAGGAGCTCGGCGACGCCTTCCGCTACGCCGGCGCCGTGGGCGCTGCTGCCGGCGTGTCGGTTGACGACATGGCCGCCTCGCTGGGCGTGCTCGCAAACCGAGGATTCCGCGCCAGCCTGGCCGGTACCGGCCTCCGCCGTGCGATCTCGGTCATGCTCGGCGATCTCGAAGAGGGCGAGAAGGGGATCGCTGATCTCGGCCTCGAGCTCTTCGACACCGAGGGCAACTTCCTCGGGCTGACGCACGCCGTTCGCGAGTTCGAGCGTCGTTTTGCCGAGATGGGACTGACCGCGAAAGAGAAGGCGAATCTGATCCAGGAGTCGTTCGGGATGCGCGCAGGCCCTCAGATGCTTGCGTTGATCGCGGCTGGCTCCGACGCGCTCGAGGACATGACGAGCCGCTTCGGTGACGCGGAGGCGGTGCTCGAGCGGATGCGCCGGCAGAGGCTCGACAACCTGACCGGCGACTGGCTCTTGCTCAAGAGTGCAGCGCAGGAGATCGCGCTGGTGATCTTCCACCAGCTCGAGCCGGCGATGAGGGATATCACGCAGGCCGCGACAGACTTCGCGCGCGTGATCGCAGCATGGGCCGAAGGCGGTCGCGCTCTGACGATCCTCTCGCGCTCGGCGAAGATCGCCGGTATCGCCGTCTCCGCGCTGGTCGCGACTCAGGTCATCAGAGGCTTCCGCGCGCTCTGGGCGCAGGTGCTCTTGCTCAACACGGCGCTTGAGGCGACGTCGCTTTCCGCGATCAAAGCCAATGCCAGCATGACGACGCTGATCGGGCTTTCGCTCAAGGCGAAGGCTGCGATGGCTGGTATCGGAATCGCGACGGGCGTCGTGGTCTACCAGCTCACGCGCTTGGCGATGGAGGCCAGCGGCGCCGATGAGATCGTGACGTCATTCTTCGAGCGCCTTCGGCAGTTCGAGGGGACAGATCTGTCGCCCGAGGCCTCAGCCTCCGCGTTCTCGAACGAGGTGCTCACTCTCAACCACGCAGTGAATCGGCTGCGTCGGGATCTCGGCGAGGGCTTTGAGGCTCCCGGACTCGAGGCGATCGCGCGCTTCGCCGGCGCCGCTGCGAACCAGGCCAACGCCCTGCTCAGTCTCAAGGGGGAGGCCCTGGCCGACGCGCTCGAGCGCACCGCCGGGCAGGCTCAGAACGTCCGCGATCGCATTCAGCAGCTCGCCGCAGTGCGAGAGATCATGCAGGACGCGCAGGGCGCCACGCTCTTCCGTTCTGCGCTCGAGCAAGGCCTGAGCTTTGCGCAGGCTCTCGAGTCGGTACGGGCCGAGCTGGGGCGCGTGCAGAGCGCTGAGGAAGAGGCCGA